CTTCCGCAGAGAGTGTTCAGTCAGAGCTTCAAAATGAAAGCACGTCAGGGGACGTCACCGCCCCGAATAAACGACGTGAATGCACTTCAGACTCTGAATAGGATTTCTGCCCAATTCCACATTGGTCAGTGGACAGACTCCGGGAATGATCATAAGATGATCAATTCGCGGGTGGCGACCGACAGTTCTCTAACTGTAGGTGGCCAGGCTTTCGTCGCAAATACGAAAGAGAACTTTGATTGGCTAGCCAAGCTGCCGAGAAATGTTCTCGAGTGTATCTCCCTGGAGAGGGTAACGACGAAGCAGGGTTCGATAAGAACTTTGCAACTTCCAAGCACAACGCCCGACGGTGACGAGACACCACCGCCAAGAGGGCTGAATCACTCAGAAATTGTTCTAGTTCCCACCAATGGGGACCTGGAGCAATGGCGCGTCGCAGCGGCTTTCTGCTGCGGCTACCTGTGTGTCATTGAAGATTCATACGCTAAAGCGAGAAGATTCGATTTTCACACGGCAACAACGCCATTCAGACACCTTGTTTGCATTGAAAAGAGCAAACAGGTTAAGTGGATCAAGTATTACACCGCTGGTCCGATGTCTCAGATCCTGGGTGAGGAACTTCCTCCCACTCCTACTGGAGCCAGGATCCCCGTGTTTTTCAGTGGTAAGTTTCGAAGGTTCATGCATCAGCGTTGCCTAAAGAGCACACGCGACGTACGAAACTATCGAAATGCTTTCAACTTACTTCAAGGAGTGAAGAAAGCGTGCCAACCCCTTTCGAAAGACTTCATCATCGATGCTTATCGTGAGCATCGAGTGACGATGAGTACCCCCTGCGCGATCGATGAGGATCCTGACCTCGGCGTTTATGCCAAGTATCAGGCACTCTGGAATCACGGCAAATGGGGGGACCACGTTAACCGGACGACAAAAGATATCGTCTCGGGGAAGTGGTCCAAGTTCAAGCCTGTACTCTTCAAGCCCCCCGGACCTGCAGCCACATCAGAGTGGACTCGCAAAGAAGGTGGTGGAAGCAGTTATGCTTACCAAGTGAATGAAGTCTTCGACCGTCGTGAACGCCTTACGCAGGCTTTCATTGTCAACCAACAAATCCTCAGGAAGTTGGCAAACAATGGACTGACCCACGCGTTCGTGGAGGCTGGAGCAGACCCGCTCTGGTCTTGGCCAATCCCTGATACCGACGAATGTGCCGGTGAGGAGAGGGAACCCACCGTTCCCCAGAAGATGATCAACCCCTCAGGGGAGGTTTTCATCGACTGGACTAACTATTCCCCAAGTTGGGAAGACGTTATGTCTCTCTATCAGGAAGATGATCCCAAGAATGGGAAGGTCATGGTCGAGGGTTGCGTCGAGCCGTTAAAGCTCCGCACAATTACCAAGGGACCATGCCACAGGAAGTGGCTGTCTCAATCACTTCAACGGGAAATGGCCGATTGTCTGGACGGCCTTTGGCAGTTCACACTCAATAAATCGGACACCGATGCAAGGTTAATTCATCGGTTGAACCGGGAGTGTGAAAAGTTCCATCGCCAACGGGGCACCACCGACCAACTCTGGTGGTGCTCTGGTGATTACAAGTCGGCGACGGACAGCATTTCAATTCGCCACACGAAGGCTGCATTGGAGGCATTGTTAAGTAATTTGCCCCGTGACAAGCTTCGTGACGCCTGTAGGCGGCTCTACAGAGCCGAGTTGTACGAACAAGTCGTCCAGTATCCAACATGGACTGGAATCGACGACGTGCAACAAGTTAATGGACAACTGATGGGATCGGTCCTTTCCTTTCCCATCCTCTGCGTTATTAACTTTGTAGCCTACTGGGTAAGCTTGGAGGAGATTTATGGAAGGGTGCACAGGGTGTGCCAGATTCCTTGTCTCATCCATGGCGATGACATCCTGTTTAAGACAACAAAGAAGCATTACGACCACTGGTCGAACGTGATTACACGGTTCGGACTCAAGAAGTCCGTTGGGAAGAATTACTTCCACCCAAAGGTGTTCACGATTGATTCTGAGTTGTGGATAGAAGGAACCACAGAGGGCCGAGCACAGTTTAAGAAGTTTGTGCCGATCAACTGTGGATCTCTCCTCGGATCGAAGGTTGATGGCCGAACGGACTATCAGAACAGTCCAATTTGGAACAAGTTCAATTCTTCGATCAGAGGCGCGCAAGATAAAGAGAGGTTTGTTAAGATGTACCTCCACTTTAACCGCGCGATCCTGAAACCAATGACATGGACCAAGTCCGGAATCCTCAATCTCTTCCTACCACACATGCGTGGTGGGTTGGGGTTCGAATTGCCGTGGAAGGCAAGCGAAATCCCACTGAAAGAGGATCTCACACCTCTCGTCAAGCTCACGCGACACCAGCTCAGCCTTGCAAAAGGACTGTGCGAGTCAATGCGTGAGTGGGGGCCCCTTAAATCATATGCGATCATAGGGGTAGAGCCGCAGGATTGTCCTGCTGACAAAGAGAGGAAAGAGAGAAGGTACCGTCTTCCGTTTAGGGAAGAGTGGCAGCACGAGTCGACTTACTCTCGGGAGATTCCCGGGGAGGTCGCCGAGCCCATACTGTCACGAGTCCCCAAGGGGACGATTGACCAATACCGGATCCGGAAACCGAATCTCTGTGCGAGATACGAAGGCAAAAACAGATTACGCCTTTGTCCGCATCCCTCCATCGTGAGTGGCCTGCGCCACTTCAAGAGGATTGGTGGGGAGGTTGTCCAGGAGGACGTTCATACCTACCCTACGGAGATATTCAGTTTCCCC